AGCCCAGTGATACGCGCCCGAGCAGACTGCCCGTGGGCGCCACAATGGCCGGCTGCTGGCCCGCCAGCAGAGTGGCGATCGTCACCGCATTGGTGCCGTTGCCCTGGTCGATGGGCAACACGTCAGTCGGCGACAAGGCTGCTGCCGCCGGCAGGTTTGCAATCGTCGGCATATCACATTCCTTATTGGCGTGATCAGGCGAGGGCTATCCAGCCGCTGGCATCCGTCCCGCTCTGCTTGATCCAGAAGATGCTGCCCGCGGCCCCGGTGAGGTTGCGGTAGTCCGAGCCCGGGGGCGCCGTCACCACGCCCAAGGGCGATCCGCTGCCGACCGTCGTCGTGCAACCGGTGCTCTGCGCCGCATTCAGCCACCGCACGGCACCGCTGCCGCCAGGCCGGAGACGAACGTCCCCCGCGATGCTCTGCAGTGTGATGCTGCCATCGGAGGCGGGCGCGACATAGTCCGTCTGCTGGTAGCTGCTGGCATACCAGCCACCGTTGTAGCCCACCCACTCGATGTCGGAATTCGCGGGCGTGGAGATGGCAACCCCCGACGCCGTAGATTGCACCGGATTGCTGCCGGCCGTGGCCCACTGCATGGGCACGCCGCAGAACACCCTGAGGCGCCGGTTCGTTGGCACCGGAATGCCGACGAAGGCGATGGCGGCTGCGCCTGAACCGCCGCCGCCGCTCAACGTGACTGTGGGCGCGGAGGTGTAGCCTGAGCCTAACGCGTTCATGCGGAAGCCGATCACCGCGCCGTTGGTAATGAACGCGGTGGCGTCGGCGCCGGTTCCGCCGCCGCCGCTGAAGGTCACCGTCGGCGCGCTGCTATAGCCGCTGCCGCCGGCAATCAGCTTCACGAAACTCAAGTGAGGCGCGTAGTTGATGGCATTGATCGAGAAGATACACTGCACCGGCTGCGATGCGCTGAGAACCTGGATACTATCGATGATATCGGGATAGGCTAGTCCATAAAGGCCGGCCCAGACCGTGTTCGTGATCGTCGAGGGGTTGGTGTAGTGCAGTGTGCTGGCGCCGTTCAACAGATTGCCCGTGATCGTCACGTTATCCGTGAGCGGCAGCAGGCACAGGCTTGGGGTGTCTCCAGCAGCGGTGATGAAGTTGTTCCGAGCCACCTGCACATTCTGCGGACCGTCGATCAGAAGAACGCCACCGCCGCCGAACGGCATGTCGATCATGTTCTCCGTGATCGAGCAATTGAGTGAGGGAACGCCAATGGGTGAACCGCCGGCGTTGGTCTCGTTGTTGTAGATAACGATGGCATAGTAGCTGGCATTCGCGATCGAATTTCCGGTGATTCGCGGCTCCTGTGCGCCGCCGGCATTGATGCCGATACGCGAGCTTGTGACGAGGTTCCCGGTGATATGGGTGAAGTTCGCAGCGCCCGCATCGATGCCAAAGCCTAGATGTGAGCTCACCAGATTGCCGGCGATCAAACTCGCGAAGCAATTGGCGAGAATGCCGCCGTTGTTGGGATTGGTACCGCCATTGTTGTAAACGATATTGTCATTGACCAGCAGGTTATAGCCCTGCGCGACGATGCCGTATTCTGAATTGTCGTGGCAGATGTTGCTTGTGGCAACGCAGAGTGTCGCATCGGCCGTCTGGTTGCCGATCGTCGCTGGTACGGCATAGGTGGTTGCGTAATCGCCGATCTGTATGCCGACGAGGTTGTTCCAGCATTGATTGCCGACGATGGTCGTCAGCCGGGACTTCACGACGTGGCTCGGGTCGATGTAGTCGACGAAAATCCCGGCACCGCTATTGTCGTGCAGGTGGCAGGCGGTCACGGTCAGGCCATCGGCCGCCACGCAGTAGATGCCGTTGGCATTGCCATAGGCCTCGCACCCCATCACGGCATGGCGTGCCGGAACCGGATCGGACAGGTTGAACCTCAGGCCCGCGTTGGACACTGCATTGATGAAGGCGCAGCGCTCGAAGGTGGACCGGACGCAGCTCCCGGAAATCACCACGGCGTCGACGCCGCCGGACAAGGCGCTGTTGCCGTCGAAGATGATGCCCTCGGCATGAACGACCGGGGAGGTGAGCGAGACCCAGGCCGAGCCGGTGCTCTGGCTCAGCCGGCGCATCGTCGTCTGCCCGGGGACGCCGATCAGTGTCAGGACCGTGCTGCTGTTCAGCGTGATGGGCCCGTTCACGACATAGGTCTTCGGACCCAGCCGGATGGGACGTGCGGCCGCGACCGCCGCCAGAAAGGCGGCGCTGTCGTCGGTGGCACCGTCACCCACGGCACCGAAATCCTCCACCGATACCGCATCGCCGAGCAGTGCTGCGAAGGTGCGGGAGGTCGTGCCGCCGGCTGCCTGGGCGTGCAGCGGCGAGGCATCGAAGCCCGGCAGCGTCGCGAGGCTGGAGAGGAAGGTGCTGTAGGACACCGCCTTGGCGGTGCCGCTTTGCGACAGCGGCACCAGATCGGTGGGGGAGGGTCCCGCACCTGAGGGCAGCCCGCTGATGACGAACGGCGCGGGCGCCGTGATCGTCCCATTGGAGAGCGTGAGGTTGCTGCCGACCGTGATCGAAAGCGGTGCGCTGGCGCTGCCGGTGCTGTTGCCGAGCAGGGCGCCCGGCGGCACTGAAATCGCCGGCTGAAGACCCGCGAGCAGTTGGGCGCGCGTTATCTTGCGCGCGTCACCGCTCTGCGACGCCACCAGTTCGTCCGTATCGGAACTCGCGACCGCCGCTTGCAGTTGATCGATCGTGGGCATGCGATCAGCTTTCTAAGAAGAGGGGGTTGCCGCTTTGATCGGTGATGGCGGCGCCGGTCTCGGTGACGAGTTCAGTGCCCAGCGGCGGCTCGCTGGAGAGCGAGATGCAGGGCAGTAGAACCGTGCGCTGGAAGCTGCGCCCGGCCAGCGTGCTGATGGCGAGCGTGACGGAATAGGTCGTGCCGCTCTGCCCGGAACTCAGCCAGAGGATGGCGAGCAAGCCGTTGCTGGTGCTGGAGGTGCAGGAGAGGTCGCCGGCGGCAGCGGGGGTGATGGTGATGTCGAGAAAGGCGATGCTGTCGCCGTCATCGCCCCAGACCGCTGGGGTGATGTCATAGACATAGTCGAGGAGGTCGGCTGGGTCCTTGGCGGGCCATGCGGCAGCGCAGCCGGGCGGCGTCGCCGGCCAGGCACCGCGCGGGCGCGGATCGAAGCCCGTGATCGTGAGGACGCGGGCGTGGCTCGGCTTCCAGGAATGGACAACGGGCGTCGACATATCAATACTCCAGCACGACGAGGCCGGTGGCGCCCTGGCCGCCATTGCCGGATGTGTTGTAGACTCCACCCCCGCCCGAGCCGGGGGCCTGCCCGTTGAGTGCAGGGTTGCCGGAGGTCGAGGCACGGCCGCCGCCACCCATCAGGCTGGCGCCGCCATTGCCACCGATCACCATCGTGCCGTTCTGGCCGTCTGAACCATAGCCACCGTAGCCCGCGACCTCGCCGCCGCTGCCAAGGCCACCGGCGCCCCCCGGCGTCGCCTGTGCCGACTGATACTGGCCGCCCTCTCCGCCTGTCGCGCTGCAGAAGGTGCCGAAGCTCGAGGTGCCGCCATTGCCGGCGTTGGCCCCGGCCACCCCGCTTGCGCCGCCGGCGCCGACGGTGATGGCGATACTGGTGCCCGGCGTCACGGCGAAGGTGCCGCTGGCGAAGCCGCCCGCCCCGCCGCCCGCCCCGGCATAGGCGTTGTTCGTGCCGCCGCCGCCGCCGCCGCCGCCCACGACCGTCGCCCGGATCAGGCTGACGCCGGCTGGTACGGTGAAGGCCGTGTTGGCGGCGAAGGCGACACGGCGGGAGAAGCCCGGTGTCAGTTTCGGCAGCTTGAAGTTTATGAAGGGGGAGGCAGGGTGAACGGCGATATTGGCCGTGGTGATGGTGCTCTGCCCATAGTTGACGGTGATGAGGTAGAGCCCCGACCAGCCGGTATCGATGGCAGGCGCGGTCTCGGTCCCGGTATTGGCGGCCGCGCCGGCCTTCAACTGTAGCTGCACCCGCTCGATCCGCCGGGTGTTCTGGGCGACGCCCGAATTACCGGGCCCGGAATAGGGCTGCGCCGGATTGGCGGCATTGACGTAAGGCAGCACGACCGGGTTCATATCGGTCTCTGAGAAGCTCGCCTCGATCAGGTAGATCACGCTCTCGCCCGCGGTCGCCGGGGCCGTAAGCGCGAAGGTGGTGGGCTGCAGGTTGATGCCCATCTTCACGATCTGATCGGTCGTGTCGGCGGCGAGCGATCCGTAGGCCAGACTGTCCACCGGACCGAGTTGCGTAATTGACCCGGCGCCGACGGTCACGCTTAGCGATGCCGGCGCGGTCGGCAGGCAGGCGAGGCCATCGACGATGGTCGCCGAGCCGAGCACTGCCTGTGCGAGGCTGCCGAGCGCAACCATAGCGTTGCGGTTGAGCGAGAGGAAATCCGTGTCCAGGGGGATTGAGGCTGGATAGACGATCTGCCGGTCCATGAGGGTCCTCGGAAGTTGAAAGCGATCGAAGGTGACAGGGCATGCCCCGGCAGCGGAGGGTCGGGCGGCGTGCCCGGGCGGGCGTGGCTCGCGAAGTCTCAGTTTGAGAGGGCGGTCCAGGCGATGGTTGCCACTGGCATGCAGTCTGCAATGGTCGCGAGGATCTGTGCGTCGGTGACTTCGCCCGCGATCAGGGTCGCGTCGCCATATTGCAGGGCGCCGCTGTTCCAGCCGCCCAGGGCGAATGTCGTGTCGGTGCTGCCCCAGCCGCCGGTATTGGCGATGCCGCCGCCCGAGGGGCGATAAGCCGTCACGAAGCATTGATAAGGCAATGCAAGGCTGCCCCAGCCACCCAATGTATTCCAGCCGAGTCCCACGCTGTTGAGGCCGCCGGTATCGGGCGGATAGGCGGGTTCGAAGACGACGGGCGTGCGGCCGGTCAGTTCGGTGAGACCAGCGATGAGGGCGCGCCGGGTGCCGCGCAGGCGCTGCAGATTGCGCATGATCCTGGCGCGGAACGCCGTATCGGTCTCGCCAGTCTGTCGCGCCCAGTCCGGCCCGCCATAGTCTCGGGCGACGAGGTCGAGCCAGCCGTCGGTTGCTGTCGCGATGCGGCTCTGCAGCCGCACATAGGCGAGCAGGCTGTAGAGCCAGGCCCAGGTATTGGCGAGGCCGGCGAGCAGCGCCGAAAGGATCGGCGCCTCGTCGGCGAACCAGCCATTGGGCAGCACGGCGCGCAGCCGCGCCTGCATGTCGTTCTGGTCTCCGGTCATGGTTGTCTCCTCAGCCGATCGCGAGCGCGCCGAGCTTGATGACGGTGCTGGGCGAGGCAGCGAGGTCCGCGGTGCCACCCTGCAGAGTGAGGCCGGTGACATTGGTGACGGCGGGGCTCGCGTCATAAGCCAATTGGGCGAGGCGCGTATAGGCGAGACCTGCGCCCACGGGCAGGGTGTTGACGAAGGTCGTGATAGCGGAGCTGACGGCGGCGATGGCGATCGCGCCATTCGATCCGGCGGCGATCGTGAGCGTCAGCGCTATATTGGCCGTCAGGAGGGTGGGCGGGTTGACGGCGAAGATGGAGCCCACGGGGCGGACGGCGTCCACCGCCGCCTGCACGGCGCCGAGCAGGGTGAGGGGTGGCGAGCCCGACCCGTCATCTACTGTCACTATGAAATGGCCGGGGACGAAGGCGCCGGTGCCGTCCGTATTCTCCTGCACTGTGCATGTCACGCCTTGCTGGATGCTGGTCGCGGCATAGGTCACCGCCTGCACGGTCGCCCGCGTCCGGCTGTCGATGAAGCTCTGGAAGCGGAGGCGGAAGGCGGCGTCGGTTTCGGCATCGAGGCCGCCGGTGAGGGCAAGCGTGTTCGTCACGGTGTCGATGCCGGGGATGGCGCTGGCGATCAGGCTGATGGTGCCGGGCAGGACATTGCCGGCGCTCCCTGCGCTGACGGCGGCGACAGGCACGCGGATGCTGGACACACCGATCCCGAGCAGATAGCCGTTCTGGGCGGCGCTCCAGGCGCTGTTGGTGGTGTCTGTGCCGACTATGAACTGGGTTGTGCCGTCGCCGGTCGTCACGATGGTGCCGATGGGGATCAGCGCCGCCATGGAGGGCGTGTAGCGCCCGAAGGTGACGCTGCCCTGGGCCGCGACGGCGGGCAGCCGTGCCATGCCGAAATCGGCGCCGAAACTGTCGACATCCGCGCCGCTGCTGGTAGCCAGGCGCGTCGTCTGCAGCACGAGCAGGATGAGCCACTGCATCCAGAGGCCGAGCGAGGCATTGGCTTCGAGGATGGCGCGTAGTACGGAACCTGTCGTGAAATCGAGCAGCTGAGCCGCGCTGCCTTGCACGGCGGCGGCGGTCTGCTCAACCAGCGTTGTGAAGTTGCGGAGAAGAAGCTGCATGATTCGGGGTTCCGCTTACTAGTTGAGCAGAGTTGATCACTCACAAACTTTTTGTTCCTTTTTGTTGAAAAAGAACAAAAACAAAAGCGCTTCTTTTTGAAAGAAGAAGCAAAAGCTCTCAATCCCTAAGTCAAATCACTCCGTCAGCATGACGCTGACCGATTGCGTCGTCGCCGCCGTGGAGTCGCTGTACGTGATCTGCAATGACACGATGGTGTTGTCCGCCTGCACGTCGATCACCGGTGCGGGCGTGCGGGCAACAGCGCTCTCCAGAAAGATCTGGCTGCGCACCAAGCCTGCGATGGCAGCGGCATCGACCGGCATGCCGATCATCGCCGGCAGTCCGGCACCGTAGTTGATCTGCCAGATGTAATCTCCGGCATTGGTCAGCAGCCGCCGCAGCACCCGCTGCTGGCCGAGCGCACTGCCCGACACGGTGCCGAGGTCGCCATTGGCGGCCACGGTCAGGTCGCCGCCGAAGATGTGGTTGAGGTCGGACATGGTCTCTATGCCTGCGGAATGGGAAGGCCGGTCTTGCCGGGACCGTTCTGCACATCCGGATGGACATGCTCGTCATAGATCGTGCGGAGCGCAGCGACCGTGCCATGGGCACCGCCCTGATCAGAAATGTCACCGCTGACAATGAGGCTTCCGGTGAGGTTGACGGTGCCCGTCAAGTTCCAGACCGTGGCGTTGCCTTCGATGCTGCCGTCATTGTGCAGCTTCAGGAAGGCGCCCGCCTTGTGGACCATCCAGAGCTCGCCCGCCGGCGCCTGTGGCGGCTGTGCCGCAAGCGAGAACAGCCCGCCGAGGATGATGCCGTGCTCGGCACGCCCCTCCTGGGCGAGCACCACCACCTGCTGGCCCGGCGATGGCGGGGCGACCATGCCCCAGCCCGAGCCGACCCAGTTGGCGGCGATGGGCAGCCAGCCCGTCAGCACGCCCTCCGGCTGCAGCGTGACCTTCGCGCAATAGGTGGTGGGGTCGACGGACTGCACGACCCCGCAGCGCACCTGGCCGGTGGCGCCGTTGACCAGGGCTGCCTGGGCGCGGATGGCATTGAGCCAGGCCTCCATCATGACGACGCACTCACGGGCGTGTTCACCGCGCGCACGGTCTGCACGAAGCCGTCCCGCATCGAGATGCGGCGCGTGATCTCATCCACCGCATAGGTCTGATCGAATTCCGTGTTGGTGCCTTGCAGGAGCACGCGGCTGCGCGGTGCGAGCGCAAGCTCGCCCGGCATCGTCACCGTCAGCACCCGCTGATGCCGGCTGAGGTCGCTCAGCGTCTGCACCGCGAGGTTCATCGCCTGCTGCGGTGTCAGGTTGGGGCGCACCAGCACGTAGGTGGCGGCCGAAGCGGGCGTCGTCGTCGCCCGCCTGCTCACGGCCGCATTGGCCGAGGCGCGCACCGTCTGCGTGATCATCTGCGCCTGCCGGCTGTTCCAGCTTTGCACCGTCACCACGATGTCTCGCGCCAGCGCCAGGCTGCGCTCCATCTGCAGCGTCGTGAGCGTGGTCGCGGCCGTGCCGCCGGGCATCCATTGCCAGATCGCCGGCAGCATGTCCGCGAGCGGCGGGGCGAAGAACAGGCTGCTGTCCTGGACATAGATGTCGAAGCCCTCGAGCTCGGCCAGGGACGACAGCAGATCCCATTCCGTGACCGTTGCCGTGCTCTGGTGGAGGGAGGAAAGATCGTGGCCGTCCTGGTAGTAGCGGCCGATCGGCGTCGTCGTCGCCGTCACGATCGGCGTCAGCCCATGGCGGATCGCCAGGGTCTGGGCGATCTCGCTCGCCGTGTTGTTGGAAAAGGTCTCGGCGCTGAGGGTATCGATGAAGAGGGCCGTGAAGTCGCGCCCGGTCAGATGCGCCGTGCCGTCGACCAGATCGAGCGTGATCTCGTCGAGCGGGCCGGTCATCAGGCTCTGCCAGACCGCGGCCGCCGGCGGCAGGCCCGCGGGTGCCAGGCCCACCAGAATCTGCGCCGTCGCCTGCGTCATGCTGGCGAAGGCGGCGGCCGTGAAGACCGCGTCGGCACCCAGGGCAACACCGACGCGGAACCATCCCGCGGCCTGATGGTCGCTGGTGCAGATCTCCGCCTCGGTGACGCCGGCGACGGCCGTGCCGTCGAGCAGGAGCCGCAGATAGACGGCACGGGCGGAGCCGAGGTCATTGCTGGGCAATGCCGCCTCCTGCCGCCGGATCCTGCGCGGGCAGCTGCAGGGTTGTGACGCCGCTGAGAAACGGATCGGACAGCCCGTTGAGCTGGGCGATGCGGCTCCATTGCGTCGCGTCGCCCAACTGCTGGGCCGCGATATGGAACAGATCGCCGCCGGCGACCGTTATGGTGGTGGTTGTGCTCATCGTCAGGTTCCGATGTTCCGGAGGGCCGAGAGGCCGCTGCCGACATAGCCTTGCGCCGAGGTGAGGGCGGCGAGCGAACCCGCGGTCGTGGTCAGGCTGGTCACGGCCGTGGCGGCCGCGACCGGATCCTGCCCGGTGAAGCCGAGATCGAGACCAGTCAGCCCGGCGCCGGTGCTGGCGACATCGCTGGTGAGCGAGGTCTGCGCGGCCGAGAGGGCCGTGAGGCTCTGGCCATAGGCGGCGGTGCCGTAGGTAGTGGCGCCGGTCTGGGTCAGCGCCGTCTGCGCCGCGGTGAGCGTCGGCAGCGGCGTCGTGAGGAAGCCTGCGGCGCTGGTGAGGGTCGCGGCGATGCCGACGGCCGCCGAGGTGGCGGTCGCGAAGGCACCATAGACGAGGTTGCTCTGCACGACGCAGCGCAGGCGATAGGGAATCCACCAGGATTTGCGGAAGTCGAAATCGGCTTCGGAGATGATGACGATGTAGTATTGCTCGGACCAGCTCAGCGGCAGGGCGGCGCCCGAAATCCGCAGCGCGTCGAGCAGCTGGGCCCGCGTATCGGCGTCGGAGCCCGAGATGATGCCGCTGAAGGTGATGTCGGCATCCGCGCCGCCGA